CCAACCGCAGCATTGGCGTGTTCACTTTCGGCAGCCAGACCATCACGGCGGGCGACTTCACCCTGACGATGCCGACGAATGACGGAACCAGCGGACTCGTCCGGCTGAGCTGACCATGTACGGCGCCGCGCCCTATGGGGCCCAGCCCTATGCGGGCGCGGAGCAGGCGCCGGCCGGCACGGCGCTGGCCGGGGCCGCTGCCGCCGCTGCCGCCGGCAGTGCCGGGGTTGCCGCTGCCGCCCAGGCCGCCGGGGTTGCCGCCGCCGCGGCCGCGGGCGCGCTCTCGCCCGAGCGCGCGGTTGCGCTCCTGGGCGCCGCCGCCGCCGTCCAGGCCGGCACCGTCGGCGCCGGCGCGATCAACCTGGGCGGCGCTGCCGCCGCCGCATCGCCTGGAACTATCGCGCCCGCCAGCGCCATCCGGCTCACCGGCCTGCAGGCGCACGCCCAGGCCGGCACGCTCTGGACGCCGGGGCGGCAACTCGCGGGCGAGCAGGCCGCCGCCCTGACTGGGCAGATCCTGCCGTTTGCCGTCACCACCGCCAGGCCGGCCGGACGACGCCGCGCGGCCATGCTGCCGCGGCCGGAGCAGGCCTCTACGGGCAGCCGCCCGCACGCACTATCGAGAGGACGCAGGACATGACGCTCAAGCTGATCGCCGCGCCGAGCACCGCTCCCGTCACGGTGAGCGAGGCCAAGACACATCTTCGCGTCGACGTCTCGGACGACGACACCTACATCGACACGCTGATCGCCGTCGCCACCCGCATCGCCGAGGACCGCACCGGCCGCGCCCTCATGACCCAGACCTGGGACCTGCTGCTCGACGCCTTCCCCGCGGCCGAGATCATGGTCGGCAAGCTGCCGATCCAGTCGATCACGCACGTCAAGTATTACGACCCGGACAGCGCCCTGCAGACCATTGACAGCGCCGACTATGTGCTCGACCCCGACGTCCTGCCCGGGTGGGTCCTGCCGGCCTACGGCCTGGCCTGGCCGGCGACGCTCGACAGCGCCAACGTCGTCATGGTCCGCTTCGTCGCCGGCTATGCCGATGCCGCCAGCGTCCCGGCGCCGATCAGGCAGTGGATCCTGCTGTCCGTCGGCCAGCTCTACCAGCAGCGCGAGCCCGTCGTGGTCGGCGCCAGCGTCGCCGCGCTCCCGCGCGACTACTGCGACGCGCTGCTCGATCCCTACCGGCTGCACTTCCTCTGATGCGCGCCGGGCTGCTCGACCAGCGCGTCGCGCTGCAGGCGAAGAGCGTCTCCCGCGCCGCCAACGGCGAAGAGGTCGTCACCTGGACGACAGAGGCCACCTTCTGGGCCCAGGTGCAGCAGCTGCGGGGGAAGGAATACTACGCCGGCGGCCAGATGCAGGACGCCGTCGACGTCAAGGTGCGCGCCCGCTGGCGCAGCGACGTTGCCCGCGAAAAGCGCCTGCTGTGGGGTGCCGTGCCGCTCGACATCGTCAGCGTCATCGAGGTCGGCGCCCGCAAGGGCTGGCTCGAAATCATGTGCCTCGCCGGCGCGAGGAATGCCCATGGCTGACGGCCTGGTGGTGAAACTCGAAGGCGTGGGCGAGCTCAAGCGCGCCATGGCCGGCGCTGCTGCCGACATCCGCAAGAAGGCCGTGCGCGGGGCGCTGCGCGAAGCGGGCAAGGTCATCCAGGCCGCCGCGCGGCAGGCCGCCCCGGTCCTGCAGGCGCCGGAAAAATACCGGCGCCCCGGCACCGTCAGAAAAGCCATTGCCGTGCGTGCATCGAAATATGCGCGCGGGCGGGGAGACGAGGGCGTGTATGTGAACGTCCGCCCCCTGCGCGGCGCCGCGCAGAAGAAAAAGGGCAAGGCCGGCGCGAAGAATCCGAACGATCCCTACTACTGGCGGTTCCTCGAATTCGGCACGAAGCACATGGCCGCGCGGCCCTTCCTGCGCCCGGCCGTCGCGCAAAAAGGCGAGGCGGCCGTCCGCAAGTTCATGGCCAGCGTCGTGCCGCAGATCGAAAAACTCAACGCAAAGGCGAACCGTGGCCGCTGAAGACGCACTCTATACCCTGCTCTCCGGCGCCGCCGGCGTCACCGCCCTGGTGGCCGCGCGCATCTACCCGGACGTGCTGCCAGAGGAATGCGCTTACCCCGCGATCGTCTTCGCGCGGCAATCGACCGAGCCCTACCTCGGCATCGGCAACCAGGTATTCGGCGCCGATGTCGCCGTGGCGATCGACTGCTGGGCCAAGACGCGCACCAGCGCCGATGCCGTCGCCGCCGCGGTCGAAGCCGCGCTGTCCGGCAGTGCCTTCCTGCGCCGCGGCCGCAACGCCGCCTACGACCCGGAAACCGGGCTGTTTGCCACGCAGATCGCGGTGGAATATTTCGAGACCTGAGATTCAACCCCTTCCCGCCGGGAAGGATTTTGCAACGGCCCGCCATGAGCGGGTTTTTTTTTGAAAGGCCCTCATCATGGCTACAGCTCGCAAGTGGTCCAACGTGGCCGTCGCAATGCAGTCTGCGCTCGGCTCCGCGAAAACCATCACCGGCATCACCAAAGCCGACCCCGGCGTCGTCAGCTCCACCTCTCACGGCCTGGCCAACGGCGCCTACGTGTTCCTGGAAATCCAGGGCATGCACCAGCTCAACTACCGCGTCGCGCGCGTGGCCAACCAGGCCGCGAACACCTTCGAGCTGGAGGGCATCGACACCACCGAGTTCGACACCTTTTCCAGCGGCACGGCGAAGGAGATCACCTTCGGCACCTCGATCACCACCGCCACCAACCTCACCGGCAGCGGCGGCAGCTTCGACTTCATCGACACCACCACCATCCACAACAACGCCAAGACGCAGATGCCCGGCCTGCCGGAGGCGGCGACCTACACCTTCGACAACATCTGGGACGTGTCCGACGCCGGCCTGCTCGCCATGAAGGGCGCCTCCGACGCCCAGGCCCTGCGCGCCTTCAAGTTCACTTTCGGCACCGGCGGCCAGATCATGGTCTTTGCCGGCTACTGCGGCGCGAACCTGCTGCCGGGAGGCGCCGCGCAACAGCTCGTCACCACGCCGGCGGTCATCACCATGAACGGCTCGCCGACCTACTACCCGTCATGAGCGCACTGGTCGACAAGCTCAGGCGCGCCCGCGAGGAGCGCGTCGAGGCGGGCGGCTTCACCTTCACGGTGCGCCGCCCGACCGACATCGAGATGCTCGAGATGCGCGGCGGCGGCAGCATCGCGCGGCTGCTGCGCTTCGTCGTCGGCTGGGACGGCGTCAAGGAATCCGACCTCATCCCCGGCGGCGATTCGCACCCGCTTCCCTTCGACGCGGAAGCCTGCGGCGAATGGCTCTCCGACCGGCCCGACCTGCTCGACCCGCTCGCCGCCAGGATCATGGAGCGCTACCGGGAGCATGCCGATGCGCTGTCCGCCGCCGCAAAAAAGTAACCGCCTGGCTCGACGCGACACGGCTGCCTGTTGCGCCGGGCGAACAACCGCAGGAAGCCGCCCTGGCGATCCGCGCCTGGAACCTCATGGGCGGCCTGGACTGGGCCGGCTTGCCCGTCGTGGCTGAAATGCTCGGCGTGCGCGACATCGAGGCCCTTATCGTCAGCCTGTGCGCCGTGCGTGACTGGCACCGCGACAACCCACCGGAGCACTAGATGGCCCTCGCCACCCTCACCATCGACATCAACGCCCGGCTCGCCAACATCGAGCGCGATCTCGGCCGTGCCACGCACATTGCCGAGAAGAACGGCCAGAAGATGGAAGCCGCCTTCGCCGGCGCCAGGGCGGCCTTCGTAGCACTGGGCGCCGCCCTGGGCGCCGGTGCTTTCGTGGCCGGCATCAAGTCCGTCATCGACGGCGCCGACGAACTGGCGAAGGCCAGCCAGAAGTACGGCATCGCCGTCGAGAAACTTTCTGCGCTCCAATACGCCGGCGGGCTCTCGGACGTGAGCCTGGAGTCCATCGGCAAGGCGCTCAAAAAACTGTCGGTGAACATGCTCGACACCGCTGCCGGCACCGGCGAGGCCAGGGACGCCTTCAAGGCGATGGGCATAAGCGTCACCGACGCCGGCGGCCAGCTGAAGACCTCGGATCAGGTCCTCGGCGAGCTGGCCGATAAATTCGCAATCATGGAAGAGGGCGCCGGCAAGACCGCGCTCGCCGCCAAGATCATGGGCGAGCGGCTGGGCCCGGACATGCTCCCGCTGCTCAACCAGGGCGCGAAAGGCCTGGCCGCCATGACAAAGGAAGCCGAGCAGCTCGGCGTCGTCGTTGGCGGCGACCTGGCGAAGAAAAGCGAGGAGTTCAACGACAACCTGACGCGGCTCTCCACCGTCGCCGACGCCTTCAAGATTTCCATCGCCCAGGAGGCGCTGCCCGTCCTCGGTGAGCTGCTCGCCAGCTTTGTCCAGCACCGCAAGGAAACCGCCGGGCTCACCGACGACTTCAGCCTCCTCGGCGAAACCCTCAAGGCCGTCGTCGTCTTCTTCGGCAATGTCGCCTTCGTCCTGCAGGGCGTCGGGCGCGAGATCGGCGGCATATCCGCGCAGGTCGCCGCGCTCGCCAGCGGCGACTTCAAGGGCTTCAGCAACATCGGCAAGCTCATGAAGGAAGACGCCGTTGCCGCCCGCAAGGACCTCGACGACTGGGAGAAACGCATCATGACGGCCGGGCGCGGCACCGCCAACGCGCTGGGCGACACCGCGCGCCGCGTTGCCGCACCGAGTTTGCCGTCCAAGGACAAGAAGAAAACGGAGCGCGACGACGAGCTGCGTCAGATGCAGGAACTCGGCCGCGAATACGAAAAGCTGTGGGAGAGCGCAGAAAAATACACCGCCGGCCTCGACGCCCAGATCGAAAAGGGCCGCGCCCTCACGCAGTCCGAGCAGCTCCTGCTGGAGGTCGAGCGGCAGCTGCCGGCCGAATGGGCTGCCTCGATCAAGCCGCTGCTCGACCGAGCCGACGCCCAGGAAAAAGCCATCAAAAACGCCGCCGAGGCCAAGCGGCTCTACGAAGAGACGCGCACCCCCGAAGAAAACCTCGCCGCCGCCCAGATCCGGCTCAACGAGCTGCTCGACGCCGGCGCCATCTCCTGGGACACCTACGCCCGCGCCGTCTTCGCCGCGCAGGACGCCTATGACGCCGCGCTCGAAAAGACCAAGAAGACGACGGACGAAATGACCGAATTCGCAAAGCAGGCCGCCCGCAACATGCAGGACGCCATGGCCGACGGCTTCTTCGACATCATGCAGGGCAAGTTCGACGACCTGGCCGGCAACTTCAAGGCGACCATCGACCGCATGGTCGCCAACCTGCTCGCCTCGCAGCTCATGAACTTCCTCACCGGCGACTTCGGCAAGACCGGGCAGATGGGCGGCGCGCTGGGCAACATCTTCGGCAGCCTGTTCGGCGGCGCCCGCGCCGCGGGCGGGCCGGTCTCCCGCGGCAGCGCCTACCTCGTCGGCGAGCGCGGCCCCGAGCTCTTCGTGCCGCGCCAGTCGGGCAACATCGTGCCCAACGGTGCCGCCGGCATGACGGTGGTGAACAACTTCACCCTCAACCAGCCCGCCGACCGCCGCACGCAGGAGCAGATCGCCGCCCTGGCCGGCGCCTCCATCCAGACCGCGATGGCGAGGGGCGCCTGAGATGGCCTTCATCGAAACCCGCTTCCCCGACGACATCAGCTACGGCGCCACCGGCGGCCCCGGCTTCCAGACGGACGTCATCGTCGTCAATTCCGGGCATGAGCAGAGGAACGCCGCCTGGGAGGACGCGCGCGGCATGTGGGACGTCTCCCACGGCGTGCGCAGCGCCGCCCAGCTCGCGACGCTGATCGCCTTCTTCCGCGTCATGAAGGGCCGCGCCAACGGCTTCCGATTCAAGGACCATCAGGACTTCAAGGCCGAGAGCGGCGAGGGCATCTTCCGCACGCTCTCCGCCACCACCTTCCAGATGGTCAAGCGCTACACCCTGGGCGGCTCCGTGCACGACCGCGACATCAAGAAGCCCGTCGCCGGCACCGTCCTCGTCACCGGCGGCAGCGGCGTCTCCGTCGATACCACCACCGGCATCGTCACCGTCACCAGCGGCACGCCCACCGCCTGGACGGGCGAATTCGACGTGCCCGCGCGCTTCGACACCGACCAGATGCGCACCAGCATCATCGCCTACAACACGCACTCCTGGGGGCAGATCCCTGTCGTGGAGATCCGCGTATGAGGCCCGTCAGCGCCAACCTCAAGGCCCACCTCGAAGGCGAGACCCTCACCGTCTGCACGCTGTGGAAGATCACGCGCGCCGACGCCCAGGTGTTCGGCTTCACCGACAACTCGCGCGCCGTCGTCTACGACAGCGTCACCTATGAGGCTTCCGCCGGCCACACCCCCTCGAGCATCCGCACCACCGCCACGCTGGGGGTCGACAACCTCGAAGTCCAGTCCGTGCTGGATTCCGCCGCCATCACCGAGGCCGACATCCAGGCCGGCCTGTGGGACTACGCCGAAGTCGAGATCATGCTGGTGAACTACCTGTCGCTCGCCGACGGCCACATGCTCCTGAGAAAGGGCTGGCTCGGCAACGTCAAGACAGGCCGCGCCACCTTCGTCGCCGAGCTGCGCGGCATGATGCAGCCGCTGCAGCAGACCATCGGCCGCGTCTATACCCCCGCCTGCGACGCCGCCCTGGGCGACGCCCGCTGTGGCATCACCCTGGCCAGCT